CGTCACAAGGATGAGAAGTTTGACATCATTGCTAAGGAAATGCCGTTCTCTGTCGTTATAGATAACGGTAGATTCAATGGCTACATTGACTTAGTTTGGAAAGATGAGAAGGGTAACGTCAAGTGTTGCGACTTCAAGAGTGGCAAGCAAGAGGTAGCTGCTAAGGCAGTACCAGACAACCTTCAGCTGGGCTTGTACGCCTTGATCCTGCAGTACCTATATCCGGAACAAGACGGTGTCTACGCAGAGCTTTACTACTTGCGTTCGGGCAGAAGAAAAGGCCACCTGTTTTCTGCAGGTGACCTTTCCCAAATTGAAATTAAGTTGTCCTCTCTTGTTCAAGAAGTCTTAGACAAGGATGATTTTAAACCCGTCCAAGACGAATCAAAATGTTATTGGTGCGACTACGCTAAAAATGGTGTCTGCCCTACTGGGTCTAAGAGACGCAATAAGAGCAGATACTAACCATCAGAGCGAAGCAAACTCCACTGCGTCGAATAGATCTTCATCGGTGGGCTGAACGATTTCATCTGAGATTGCGACTGGCATATCCCCAGTGTATACTGCATTCCATGCGATACCGGGATCGATACCGCTGTCAATCATTGAGCAGAAGATTGAATCGTTCAGACCCTCGTTGAAGATCTCGGCCAGTGAGTTGATTTCATTGAATATGTTGTTCATGTCGATTACTCTACTCACTCTTCCGCTCCAATGCAAGTGATTCTGGAAGAAATCCAAAAAGTTTTTTAGGTGTGTGTTATAATACTATATAAATACTACAAATCCTGGGAAGCATATGAACACGAGAGACGACAATGACTTATCGTTCGAAAGAAAGTTCTTTTCTGGACTTGGATTAGTCAAGAACCCACGCGCTCAAAGACGCAAGCGAAAGCTGACGGTCGATCTAGAGCAGGAACCAAAAATAATACCCCGTAAGTATAAGAGGGGCAACGCATTTCAGCATACCAAGACTGGTGCTCGCTCAGATCTGGAAGGGATCGTAGCTAGAAGCTCCTGGGAAGCTGATGTCATGCGCGTACTACAGGCGCATAAGATCAAGTTCGAGTTTGAACCGAAGGTCTTCGAGTTCCCCGTAGATGCACGGGGTAGAAAGAGCGCCTACCTACCAGACATTTATCTCACTGATCACGATATCTATATCGAGGTGAAGGGTTACCTGGACTCCAAGGGACGCAACAAGATGCGCAAGTTCAAGAAGAACTATCCCGATGAGTTCTCCAAGTTGTGGGTTGTCATTAGTAAGTCCAACAAAGATAACAAGTTCTTCTTCAAGAAGCTTGGAGTACAGGGCATCCTGTATTACGAACACCTCTGTACGTTATACAAGAGTAAGATTGTTAACTGGGAGGGCGGAAAGTGACCGAAGAGAAAAGCGTATTCTCCCCCGAGGGAGAAAAAAGAAAGCGCAAGAAGAAAGCCACTAACGTTTCGGATAAGTATTATCATCTGTCAGAAGACGAGATGCAGATACTTATAGGTAAGGCTAAGTCTGGTGATCCCACGGGGCAAGAAGAGCTTCTTAAAGTATTCGATAACTTCATCATGAAGTACTGTGCCCTATTGTACCGTGGTAAGTATGACCTACATGACTACGACATCCGTAGATTCATCTCGTTATTCATACCAGATAAAACCATTAGTGTAAGACTGACTCGCAATCAAATTAACAACGCTACATACAAAGCCGTTAACGAAGTTATGCGCGGCATCAATTACATGGTGCGTAGATACTGTGACGAGATTGACGTACGCCAGACGGTGCAAGTTACATTCCTGCAATGTATCGCTAGGTATGAGCGTAGAGGTTCGATCCCTTTCAGTGGATATATCTACAGTTACTTCTTCTATCTACTGAAGAGAAACGTAGACTTCTTCCTGATCTCTCAGGTGGGTCGTAATACATTCCCGCTACATACTGATGATAATGTGTCGTCTTCTTTCCCTAATACGGAAGAGCAGACTCCGACGAACGTACCACTAAGCCCATCAGTAGAAGACATGCTAGGGCCTGATCAGATAGATGAGTACTGGATTATGGGCGAGACTGCTATCTTCCCATTCGATAGACTGACAGTACATCAACGACAGCTCATCAAGTGGCGTTATGTCGATGGACTCAAAGCAAGTCATATAGCTGAGAGAATAACAGAACATCCGAATACCTGTAGAGCACAGCTCCAGGCGATTAAAGATGAACTTGCTTCTATTCTTAAAGAAGAGTTCGACATCTGATTACTATTACACTGTAGCCTATTAAGGAGGCAGTGTATGGCGTGGCCTGTATACCAGAGAGTACTACCCTCTAATCTGAATAATGTATCTAATGGAAACCTTGCTTCTGACCTATTGGTTTCGGTTAAATTCCCTGGCCGTACTGGCGCGCGCTTGCACTTCCAAGCAGCCCGCTGCTGGTACGCATTAGCGGATGCTTGTCAGAAGCATACCGGAACTACCCTCACCGTTGTTAGTTCTGCGGATGCGTATAGATCATACGCTAATCAACTAAGTACCTTCCTCGCAAGATACGAACCAGTATCGTTTGCCACCTATGCCGTCACTGGCAAGTCTCGTCGTAGAAGTTTTTCCTATGGTGGTAATAAGTATTGGAGACTAAGAGCTGGCATGTCTCCATCAGCCACTCCTGGTATGTCTAACCACGGACTAGGTATTGCTATCGACGTGGGTGTTCTGTCTGGAGATGGTAGAGTCGTTAGCGTCTACGGTTCCGCTGCTTGGGAGTGGTTCCTTGCTCACGCTGTAGAGTATGGCTTCAGCTGGGAAGATCAGATCGAACCATGGCACATTAGAATGTTCACTGGTGATAAGACACCCGTTGCTGTACTAGCGTTTGAGAACGGTGCCGGAACTGCCCCTCCCGTTTGGCCTCCCTTCGCTCCAGAGCAAGCCCAATGGGGTCTGTGGCCCTTGGCTGAGAAGCCTCGCATTGGTACTGGCGCAAAGGGTGAAGCAGTAAGATATCTACAAGGTGTTATCTTCTGGAAAGGTGGAGGTAATATTACTATAGATGGTGACTATGGGCCTCAAACAGCACAGCGTGTGCGAGACCTACAGGCTTGGTTTGGAGCTTACGTAGATGGATGGGCTGGTCCTGAGACCTGGCATCTGATCGATGTACTAGCTACTCAATAATCCCCATTCGTGCAGGGATGGAAAAAGGGCCGGGGAGTGATCCCCGGCCCTTACTTATTGTATGGTTAGCCTCTTGTTGTATCTTTAATGATCTTGTATCTTTCGTATGTTTCTTCTGAAGCTATCCTGAATACCTCGTCAATCGTTTCTCTGATGAGTTCGATAGTCTCATCTGGATCGTCGCTCAAGGTAACTGGCATAGCTACTGCAGCATACACATCAATGTTCTCATAGTTACCCGTATTGATCTTGCGCTGTACGCCACAGATAACTACTGGTTGAGTTGTCACTGAGAGTGAAGCAACTACTGGGGTAAGCTTTGTCTCTAGATCTTCCATTGTCTTGTCCACTGCTCCACTCGATAACTTTGCCATTAAACACTAACCTCCTGGGTTATTCCGATTGCTTTCTTGATGTAAGATATCGTAGCTTCTATTTGATCTAGCTCATTCATATCAGTAGTGTCCAACTGAAGATCAACCAGCGAAAGAAACTCTGGAGATCTACCGACAGCTTCGGATTCATGATTGCTCTGTTCGGCAGTCATCAACTTCTTATCTCTCTTGAAGAGTCTATCCTGTAGCTCGCTTGGATCCGCATCGTATCTGATAAGGAATCCATTTGGATGAGACTTTATCTTCTGTGCCTCGTTCATGAATCTTACATCAGAAATCAACATAACGAAAGGCTTTTCTCCAGCCGCATCGCTAAATGTTTTGAAGTCACGGAAACGTGAATAAGTTTTAGCATGAGCATAGTCTACAAAGCAATTTACATTCTTTTCGCGCAACATAACACCAAGGTTTTGCAGGAATGTTCTCGGCTTGCCATCAGGATCCAACGGCATAGCATAGATATCATAGACAAGTTCCACCATATCATCGTATGGGATAGTGGAACGACAGATGTCCCGGACTAGATCATGGATAAGATGTAGCTGTCTGTCTTGGGAATTTTCTCCAAGAGTTTTTGTTTTAATAGAAACGAATTCATACAAAGGCATCGCATGATATATATGATCCCAATTTATATCATGGGCATCTGCCCAAGCTCCCATCCGTTCGATGATACCCGCAGCTGTAGAGGTTTTCCCCGATCCAGCAGGCCCAGAAAGACCTACTATGATGGGGTGCTCTGAGTCATAGTGACCATACATGACTTTATACCCTTTCTGAATTACTATAGGAAAAGAATCTATGACCGTTATTGTACCACAGATTTTATGCACCTTCAAGGCTGGTAGAGGAGTTTAGCCCCAACGTGCTGGAAATCAGCTACTCGTATGAAGGAATCGAAATGGTGTTTTATGCCGCTGCAATGGTCTTGGCCGCCACGGAAGGGACCTCAACAACGACAGAGATGATTAGACTTCTAGCCCCGGGCATTGTGGCAGCCTTGACAAGTTTCGGTATTGTATACCTCAATCGTAAATTCTCTAAGACAGACAAGACAGAAGACTCTAGAATAGCTACTTACAAAACCGATCTAGATCAGATGGCTAAGCAAAGAGAGTTTATCATAAAAGAAAACGAAGAGCTATGGAATGCACTGAAGCTAGAGCTGGAAATGTGTAGGGCGGAGAGAGAAAAATTAGATGGTTCTTTGGATAGTCTGAAGAAGAGACTAGCCAAGGTAGAGAGTGAAATAACAGCTTGGGAATTGGGTCTTAAGGTCCCCGTTGGATTCAAGCTGGTCAAGCTTACAGATGAAGACAAGAGTTAAAGCGCCAATCTAGAGGGGAACTTAAAAATGGGCAAGCCCAGTTCAAAAATCACCTATAGAGTAGAGGTGCACCAAAAATATGCTAAGGGGGGTATACTACTTTTCCATACGTTATTGATGGCGATAGGAGTAGTTACCTTATTGGGAGATGAAACAGAGCTACCGGTAAGAGTATCAATAGGGGCGCTTTTGATATTCGCATCGGGCTTCAGTATAATAGTTACACTTGGCAAAAGCAATCAAGTTAAGCTAGCAGGCATGTTGAGTTCCACTGCGATTCTCTTCAAGCCATTGTCACTTTTATCTGAACTACTATACGGAGATGCATTGGATTGGTATCCTACAACGATAACATTTTTGAGTTGGGTAGCACTTTGGTTTGCATTCTTTGCTCATTGGATTTATGTAGCAGAGCCTTATGTAGAATATATACATAAATTAGAAGAATACAAATAAGATTTTCAGTACTATATAATACGAGACTGTTCATATCACGGAGGAACACAACATGTCAAACGAAGAAGTAGAGGGCATCATCGAAGAGGCCATCGCCAAGATCGAAGAGATGGTAGAAGATGTCAAAGAAGAGATCGCTACCGTCGTTGAAGAGGCCAAGGCTGAGATCACTGAGGTAGTAGAGGAAGCACCTGTAGAGGAGGTGCCAGTTGAGGAAGCGCCAGCTGAAGAAGCACCAGTGGAGGAAGCTCCTGTCGAGGAAGTACCTGTTGAAGAGCCAGCCGCCGAAGGGCCAACAGAAGAAGAAGTAGCCCTATGGATTGCTGCTGTAACAGAGATCATGGAGCGTGATGGTGTCTCGGAAGAGGAAGCCAACACAAACTTGATCAACCTTTTGAAGAATCTTGAGGCTGAGGGTCAAGCCTGATCAGTTAACAACTGAATACCGTAAGGAGGGGGCCACTTCGGTGGCCCTTTTCTTATTCCTGGTAAGGTATACCAAAACCTTTTTCTATCAGCTTAGTGTGAACGAACGATCCATCAGGTAGTATTACTTTAGCAAGCCACCTACCATACTTTTCTTTAGGCTTTACCGTAATGACTGTCACCATTGGAAACACATTGTTGTCTAGATCTAATCCAAGATATTCAGTCAAAGCTTGAGTAGCTTCTTTGTACCCAGGCTGACCCCTTTCAGGAGTGTTCACTCCCCATATTCTCAGTGGCATCTCGTGAAAAATACGGAACCCAAGATCAATAGAGGCCATAAAAGTATCTCCGTCAACCACACGGTTCACCTTCACCTTGTAAGCATAGGACTCAGACATTCAATCCCTGCACTCTCGCAATGCAGGCGCGGGCATAATCCATATACTTCAAGTAATACTTACCAGTGAAGGCCATCCATAGGTTGAATCTTGTTCCTCCCCTGGAGTATACAAACATTCTCTCTACAGATTTTCTAGGATCTAGAGCGGAACTAATGGGAAAGTCAGGGTGCCAGTAACTGTTCCATTGACATAGACCGATATCCATACTGAGATAAGCCTTAGAGGTCGGTATGTCATTAATATTAATAGCATACACATTACCTCGTGATTCAACCCAGATGATGGCTACGGCTGTTGCAGCGGCCTCTCCGGTGAACCCAGCGTCTAACACCAGCTTGGATATCTGGTCCATGTCAAGGAACTTAGTTTTCATTTGGCGACCCTTCAGTAAATGTATACTTCAGGATCTATAGTAACATCACTCAGTCGTGATCTTGATCCTCTACAATGAAGGTGCCATCGGCTTTCACCAACACAGAAACGTGATCGCCAAAAGCTTTTTCTAAAAGGGATTCATTCTCCTGAAGAAAAG